TGAAATTCCTTTTCAGGAATATGCATCTAACAAAGCTGCTGACAAAGCAGAGTTGAAAGATCCAGTACCTAATGGTGTAAGTTATGCTGTGACCAGAGAGCCTAAAACCAGTGGCATTAAGATGCGCGGGGCAGGTGCAGCAGAGCGTGGCTTTATGTCTAGGGGTCCCCAAGCGTGACCTACACGGAACTTATAACTGCGATCCAGTCGTATACTGAGAATCAGTTCCCTGCTGTTTATTTGGCAGACGGAACAACTGAGTCTACGACTACTCAGCTTAATCGTTTTATCGAACAAGCTGAACAACGCATTTATAACGACATTCAGTTTCCAAGTCTTAGGTCAAACGTTACGGGTGTACTGACCGCAGGTAATCCTTACCTGTCTTGCCCGGCAGATTTCTTATCTGTTTACTCTATAGCTATTTACCCAACAAGTGGAACAAGCGCATACACGTATACGTACTTGATTAACAAAGATGTTAACTTTATACGTGAAGCGTTTCCCACATCCAGTAATTCAGCAAACTATGCACAGCCTCAGTACTATGCATTGTTTGGACCTCAGTACAACAATAACACCTTGCTCAGTTTTATGCTTGGCCCAACACCTGACCAGGCTTACGGCGTAGAGCTTCATTATTATTTTTATCCGCCTACAATTATCCAAGGTGCAATCACTGCCGCAACAATATCAACGGGCGGGACAGGATATACAGCGGGTACATATTACGATGTACCAGTAACAGGCGGGAATGGAAATTCAGCAGTAGCAACAATAACAGTATCCTCTGGCGGAGTGGTGACAGGAATCACCATTGTCAGTGGAGGAGCTTACTACGTGGTTGGAGATACAATTACAGTGTCTTCATCTTACATTGGAAGCAGCGGAACTAACTTTGCAGCCACAGTTAGCACAGTCAGCAATTCATCAGGAATTACATGGCTCGGGGACAGTTACGATGCAGTTCTTCTTTATGGATGCTTGGTAGAAGCTTATACATACATGAAGGGTGAGACAGATATGCTTACCCTTTACAACACAAAATATGCTGAAGCATTAGCACAAGCTAAACGTCTTGGCGATGGTCTTGAAAGGCAAGACAGTTATAGAAGTGGTCAATATAGACAGGCTGTTACATGAAAACATGTACTAAATGCAAACAAGAAAAACCTTTTGATTTTTATCATAAAGGCAATGCCAAAGGTGGTTATCGCACGTGGTGCAAAGCTTGCGTAGCTGAGTACAAAAAACAATACAAAATAACTAATGCTGACAAAATTAAACAAGTTCAACAAGCATATGATACGGTTCAAAACCCTTTGCGTAAGCAATACTTTCAGCAACGCTATGTTAAAAACAAACAACACATTCTTTCTGTAAATAGTGCTTATATAAAAGCAAACCCACATAAAAATGCATGTAAAGAAGCAAAACGTCGTACAGCAAAACTTCAAAGAACTCCTAATTGGCTAATCCAAGACGATTATTGGATGATAGAACAAGCATATGAACTAGCTGCGTTACGTACTAAAATGTTTGGTTTTAGTTGGCATGTAGACCATATAATCCCACTTCAAGGTAAAAAAGTTTCTGGTTTGCACGTACCACATAATTTACAAGTTATTCCTGCAAAAGTAAACTTAAGTAAACATAACAATTTTGAGGTGGTATTTTGAGTTTTACAGGAAACTGGGCATGTGATGTATTCAAGACTGGAATGTTGTCTGGGGTGTATAACTTTGCAACCGGGCAGACATTCTATATTGCTCTTTATACAAACGCAGCAACGCTGAATGAATTGACAACTACGTATACATCTTTAGGTGAGACAACAGGCTCAGGATATACCGCCGGGGGACAGTTGTTAACTGTATCCCAAACGCCTACAACAGGGTCTAACGCACAGTTAAATGCCAATAACCCAGCCTATCTTAATTTTGCAAATGCAATATGGAATGGAGCTTTAACTGCTCGGGGCGCATTGATTTATCTAAATAATGGAACAACAAACCCAGCGGTATGTGTTCTTGATTTTGGATCAGACAAAACTTCGGGTAATACTTTTACCGTACAATTTCCGCCAGTGGGTCCTACTTCATCAATTATTACTATTTCATAGGGAAACATCATGAGTAATGAGATTTCAATCATAGGAGACGTAGTAGATGCTACGGTCACCAGAGGCGCGGGGCAGACAGAACTGTTTGGTCTGCAAGGTATATATAAAGCTGAGTGCTATGACGCACAGGGCAATCTTAAATGGTCTGACCATATTGAGAACCTAACCACAAACGTGGGTCGTCAGAACTTACTGAACTTTTACTTTATTTCTCCCTCGGCTACAAACGCCATTTACATGGGACTAATGGGTACAGGCTCACCTTCTTATTCAGATACACAAGCCAGTCATGCAAGCTGGTTGGAAGTCGGAGGCGCTAACGCTCCTACATATTCTGGTACAAGAAAGACACCAAGTTTTACAACACCTACCACAGCTAACCCATCTGTTTTGGTAACTTCTGCTGCGGTTGTGTTTAGCATGACTGGATCAGGAACTGTTGCGGGTGCGTTCATTAACGTGGGCGGTTCATCTACAATTGATAACACAACAGGTATTTTATTTAGCGCAGGAGATTTCTCTGCGGGTTCTAAGACAGTATCGTCAGGCGACACAATAAATGTATCGTACTCGTTGTCAGCCTCGGGTTAATAAATGGCTCTAGTTCTGTCGGATCGTGTCCAGGAGACATCCACTACAAGTGGTACGGGTACTCTTACCCTAAATGGCGCGGTCAATGGATACCAATCTTTTGCCAACGGCGTTGGCAACGGGAACACTTGTTACTATACGATTTACGATACAGTTGCGTATACATGGGAAGTTGGGATTGGTACTTATACTACGTCAGGCAGTACGTTAACGCGTACGACTGTTCTTTCTAATTCATCACAGACTACTTCGCTGATTAACTTTGCGGGTAACTTGATGAACGTGTGGGTGGACTATCCCGCAGAGAAAGCCATATACCAAGATGCAAGCGGAAATACCTATGTACCCAGCCTGGGAGGAACTACACCATCTACAGGTACGTTTACTACTATTACAGGACAGACTGAGACTTTAAAGGGTACTGGTGAGAATTTTGTCGTTTATAGCCAAGCAATTAATGGAACAAATTGGTCAACACTAAATGGAGCAACACTTACTGGAAATTCTACAACCGCACCAGATTCAACAACAACTGCTTCTACGTTAACGGCATCAGGAACTCAATCTGCCGCCAGAAGAGGATTAGGTTCTAACACATCTTCTGGTTCTATTTATACGGGTTCAATATATTTCAAAAAAGGCACTTCTAATTATGGTTGGATTACTTTAACTTTTATTAATGCAAATTCGTACGCTTGGTTTAATCTAAATACAGGAACTGTTGGCACAACTAATTCTGGTGTTACTGCATCAATAACATCTGTTGGAAGTGGTTGGTATAGATGTAGTGCAACTGGTGTATCAACGGCAGTTTATCCTTACATTGATTATGGTATTTCAGATGCAGATAATTCATTAACAGTAACATCTGGAAATGTTATTTATCTTTGGGGGGCACAATTAGAATTTGGTTCAGTAACTAACACCTATGTCCCAACCACAACATCTGCGATTTATGGAACACCCACGCTTTCATTCAGCGGTGTGTCTTCTATTGGTTTACAAAATGACGGATCAGTATTCGTCCAACCCGCAGGAACAGGCGCATTACAAGCGCAACCAAACACAGGTGTAGCTTCTACAGGTGGTAATGCTAGGGGTGCTAATGCGGTTGATTGGCAGACTGCTAGGGGTAATGCTAACCAAGTTGCAGGAAGCGCATATTCAGCAATTTTAGGTGGCTCTAATAATAGGGCGGGAAATAGCTGGACCGTTGTTAATGGCGGATATAACAATGCAGCAACAGGAAACATTAGCTATATTGGTGGTGGTTCTTCTAATACTTCTTCTTCAGACCTTGCTACTGTGATTGGTGGTCAAAGCAATACCGCAGGGGGGTTTTATAATTTAATTGGTGGAGGCGCATCAAATTCAGGAACTTCTGCATCTGCGGTAACAACTCAAGGAACAACTACAGTAACAAGTGGTAGCACAGCAGTCACATTAAGTGGCTCAAATGCAAGCATTAAAGTTGGTCAGTTAATAACTGGTACAGGCATTGTTTCTTACACCTATGTAGCCGCCATTTCAGGAACCTCACTAACCCTATCTCAAAACGCTAACGCATCTGGCTCACCACTTTTATCTTTCTTTACACCTCATGGAGTAGTAGTAGGCGGGGGCAATAACCAGGCTACTGGATCCTATTCGTTTATAGGTGGAGGCGGGGACGCAGGAACTAGTGCAAACAGAAACGTAGCATCTGGAGATTGGAGTTTTGTTGGTGGGGGAAATAAGAATACGGCTTCAGGTATTTTATCTACAGTTGCAGGTGGTCTTAATAATACCGCTTCTGGAGAGGCATCATTTGTTGGGGGCGGTGGTGATTACGGAAATTTTGGATATGGAGGAAATACTGCTTCTGGATTAAGTTCAGGTGTTTTAGCGGGTTATGGAAACCAAGCATCAGCGGCTCATTCAAGTGTTTTAGCCGGTGGCAATAATCAAGCTTCTGGCAATTATTCGGCAATACTTGCAGGATATTACAATACAACAAGAGGAATAACTGGAGCTGTTGCATTTGCAGGAAGAAATAATATTTCGGCAACAAATGGACAATCACAAAGCGAACAATTTGTTTTAACTGTACAAACAACAAATGCAACTGCAACAGAATTATTATCTGATAATGCCTCAACTCCTAGTTCAACAAATATACCAGTTCTTCCCGCTCCCGCAACAGGAACATCTAGCGTATACACATTCCACGGCATAGTCTCTGCTAAAAACACGGCTACAACAGATGTAGCAGGTTGGGAAATAAAAGGTGTTATTCAACGCACAGGAGCAGCGACATCCACAGTAGCAATTGTAGGAACACCTGTGGTAAATTTACTTGCAGCAACGGCAGGGGCAATTACTGCGGGTTGGGGAATGGCAGCTAACGTAGCGGTAACGGCAGATACGACAAACGGAGGTTTGGGTATTAAGGTAACAGGTGCGGCAAGCACTA